TACTTGGCCAGCAACTCCGAGAAGAAATACGAACTCGCCAGGCCGGCCATGACGATCGATGCGACGACGCGAAGCGACGGCTGGCCGCGGTAGAGCAAGAGCGACAAGAACAGACCAGCGGTGCTGTTCTCCATCAGCGTGACCTTGTCAGCGGCAGCATTGATGACCGACTGATCCATCAGTGACCTCCTCCGCGATTTGACAGTTCAATGATGATGCTCACCACCGACGTCACAAGCCCAATGACCGCGGTCGCGGCAATGCTGATATAACGCCAGCCGCCAGCGGAGAATGTCTGCCTGCTCGACACGGTGTCCAGCTTCGTGGCGAACTCATTAAGCCTGGTGTCGATCTTCTCGACTACCTGTTCCAGTTTGGTTTCAAACGCCAGCGTCTGCTTGACGGAGCGGTCTTCGGCGCGCGTCTCGATCCGTTCCAGCCTTGCGTCGGTACCCTTGGCGATCTCCCTGTCCTGCACCTCATGCGTTTCGAACCGCGCAATGAACGAGCCGAGCATGCCGCGCACCTCGCCCATGATCTCGGCGGCCCTTGAGTCGTCGCGCGGCATAGGCATCCCTTTGCGCTTTGTTGCCATCGATCTCACCTCTCAGTGAGTAGTATGAAACAACGACCAGATGTAGGCCAGCGATCCGACCGCCCCGATGATATAGCCCAGAACGTTTCCGAGGTCGGTTAAACCCTCACGCTTTCCGCCTTGGCTGCCTTCGGATTTGTCGATTCTAGTCTCGATGGCGCCAAGTTTGTCGGTCAACGCTTGGATTTTTGCGTCGGCCTCGCCGCGCAGCATGAACGTGCTGGCTTGATCAGAAAGTGTCTTGCGGAACTCGTTCACCGACTCGAAGCGCTTCTCGGTGGAGGCCTCTGCTTTTGCGACGGCGCGATCTGCGGCGGCCAGTGCCGCGTTCAGCGTGATGCGATCGGCTTCGCGCAGAACCTTGAACTGCTCCAGCAGCGCGAGCACATATTCGCGAAAGGTCCGAAACGTCCAGCCATCGTTCGGCGCTTCGTCTGCCATCGTGCCCTCATTGCGGTGCCGGACTTTTTGGTCGCTTCGAGATAACGTCTGCCGTTGAATGAACAACCCCGCGGCACGCATCGCCCGCATCGAATCGCTGCCGAATATAGCCCGCCCACGCTTTATCGCCAGCGTCGGTCGCCGGCGCTGCAGGGTTATCAGGGCAGACCTGCGGAGGCAGAGGCAGATCGAGAAGGTTAGTGGTTTGCTCCGGCAGTCCCTTCTGCACGCACGCTGTCAATGACAGTGCGGAAAGCAGGACTGGCAGCACAGCTTTTCGAATCTGGAACATGGGACAAAGCCTCAAGAAATTTGTTCAGAGCGCGGGCACGAATAGCATCCTGGTTGCGCCGGAAATCTTCAGCACCGGCGACGTTGGCCAGAGACGCTTGGAATGCGTCAATCGTGCGCTGATTTGCGTTCGCACGGTTCGTCTCGACCTGGGTCTTGAGGTTTGCGGTTTCGAACTGCGCGCTGATGAGTTGCGCCTTGTCAATCGTTTCGTGCGCGGCGAGACCACCAGCGACGAAGATCGCAGCCGCAACAATGGCCATGACGATAGGGTTCATTTTCCGCCTCCTCCATCGCCGGCAGCTTTGGCCTGGATTTGTGCCAGCTTGGTCTTAGTGTCGCCGTGCATGTATCCCACGGCACCCGTCATGGCCGCGGCTATCGCGACAATCTCGGCCTCTGGGTGCGTGATGCATGCCCAGAAGACCGCGATGCCGCCCAGATAGATCGTCGTCGGCCGCGCCATGTCTTTCGCTGCGTCCAGAACGCGCTGCCATAGCGTTGGCTCGATCGGAGCAGGCGGCGCCGCAATTGCAGCAACGATCTTTGCCTTGGTCGCTTTAATGGCCATCGTCGCTCCAATGCGGAGGATCCGTTGCGAGCTTTATCACGCCATAGCTCGCGCCGACAGGGACCAGGCCATGCACATCGTTCGGGGCGAGCGTGACCTGCTCGCCAGACGCTTTCAGGAACGTCAGCTTGGTCCACCACTTGATCGTCATGTCTACCGCGCGGCGTTGCGTGTGGCGGCTGACGAGCGCAGCTGGATATGCGATGCGATAGCCCACGACCATCGCGTGCGCGCCATTGAGCGCCTTCGCCATGTTGCCGCCGCACGTCCAGTCGATGTCGACACCAGCCATTGGAGGAACGTCGGCCGGGGCAATCTGATGAAACACGCCGCCCTTGTCGGTGTAGCCGGCGACCTGGCAGGCGTAGTGCATCAAATAGGCGCGCTCTGGCGGCCGGTACGTCGCGCTGATCTCGACACTGGCGCCAGCGGCGTCGAGCATGTCGAGAAAGCGCTGCAGATCCGACTTGAACGGATCGATGAGATCGCTCACCGACGCCGAGCCGGGAAAGCGCGCGCACCATTGTGCGCCAGAAAATTCAGCCATGTTCGTCCTCCTAGACCAGTTTGGTGATGTTGAGTTTGTCGCCCTGGAAGATACCGCGCGCGCCGGCCGCCCACACCGGTGCCACGGCAAGCTGGCCAGCATATTTCAGCGTGAGCGTGTGACCAGTCGAATTGTAGATGCTGCACAGCCCCATGCCGAATGTCGCAAAGGTGACCGTGATTGCGCCGGTCGAGCCAGGGCTATTGTCAGCAACCACGAAGATGCTTCCCGCCGCCTGCTGGTCCTGCGTCAGCGATGCGACGTTGCTGGCGCCGATGCCGATGTTGACCACGCCGGTGATCTTGGCGTCGAGCGCATCGATGGCAGCGTCGACCACGACCTCGGGCTGCGCGGCGTTGGCATCCAGATGGACGATGTCAAGGTTTGAAGACGACGGCATGGATCACCTCAGATCGTGGCCGCGCCGGGGTAGCCACGACCGCGGACGGCGTTGAGTTGGTAAACCTTTACACTGACGGACGCCTGCGGGCTTCCGAAATCTGTCGTCTGGTCTGCCGCCGTGTAGAGCACGGTGAACGCAGCTGCATCTTGCACCACCGACCCGCCGCCAGAGGCGGTCGCCGTGATTGTGCGCACCACGCTCGCGCCGCTCATGATGTCGACCTCGGTCGTGATCGGCGTGTCCGTCTCCGGAGGATGCCAGAGCGGCGTGCCGCGGTAGCGCACGCGGCGGATACCGGTGATCGTCAGGTTGAGTGGGCCGTCGCGCGTGCCCTTGATGTAGAAGGGCGCCCATGGCTTCAGCCTGCGCGTCGTCATAACAAGCGTCTGTATCGCGCTGGTGCCGTTGGCAATGGGCGAGTCATTGACCGCTTCCCAGTAGAGCGTCTGGTCGAGCGTCGAGGGTTGGTATGCGACGTCTTGCACCGACACCTTGTCGAGAAGAACGGTCATTTCAGATGCGCCATGAGTGCCGGTGAAGGACTCCGTGCCGAGCCTGCCGCGCAACAGATCGGAGATTTGCCAGAGGTTGGAATCTGCGTCGATCAGGACTGCGGTCGCGAACTGGATGATTTCGCCATTCGCCATCCACAGTGCGTTGGTGAAATTGTCGATCAACGATGCTTCGGACGCGCTGGCGAACTGTCCGAACATCAAATTTATTTGCAGGCTGTTCGTGCGGTCCCACGTCGTGAATTTTGGCCAGTCTGGAAGTGGCGGCCCGGTCACGACCTGGCCCATAGTGGCCGGCGTGCCGACAGCTGCAACCGGCGTGAACACGGAATTGTCTGAGGAGTCGAGAATCGTCGCGCCCTGGAATGCGCCCTCAAACTCGTCTGGCGTGACAGTCGCGTAAACGCCTGGCTCTTGAAGCTGGCTGGGATCAAGAACCGCCGTGTCGAGCACTGCAAGCAGCGGTGGAACGATTTGGGCGACCTGTCCAGGCGTGAATGAACCGGTGGTCTGGTCGGTGAGCGCTGGCGGCTGGACCAGTTCATAAACGCCAAGGTCTTCGCTCACCGCCTCGATGTCGATCACCAGGCGAGGATTGAGCGTCGCGCGTGTGACACGCACGATATGCCCATAGCTGTTGCGCACCGGACTGATGACGTCGCCCGGCGTGATGCCGAGATATTCGAGTGGGATGGAGCATTTATCCGTCTGTCGCTCGATCCAGGCAAGGTACAGCACCCGCTTGGCAATGTTTGCCGCTTCGCCAGGCGTCAGCACGCACGGAACGGTCAGCGTGTTGCGGCCGGACGAATAGTTGGTGATGGGGTCACGAATTTCCGGCGTGCCGCTCTGCTGATAGTCGTGCTGATAGTCGTAATAGGTGATCGCCAAGTCGCGCGGAATCTCGCGGTCGTCGTTGCGGTCGATTGTGAGCTTATCGACTATTTGACTGCTGCTGCTCTCGTCGGTCGCAGCGAGGTCGGCCTCGGGGATTGTCACAGAAAGCGACGATAGCGAACGCAATGTTCCAACGACCTGCGCGCCAATGTCGGTCAGGTCGTAGAAGAACGCTGGCTGAATGGATTCGAGAAAGGCTCTTGCCGGCATGCGGTCCATGACGGTGATGCCACGCGGAATCACCGATGCCAGCTGCGAATAGTCGTATTGTCCAGCGAGCCCGACTCTGTTCGAGACATCTGCGACAATGTCGGCCAGCGTTAGGCCGCCAGGCACCAGCGGAAAATACCAAAACACGGTGCCGGCCAGATTTGCGCTGGTGCTGGACTTTGTTGAAACGACAGCTGTGCCTGTTTGGTTTGCGATGGCGGCGAAAAGATTGATGTGCGGCGGGTTAATGCCGCCCGTCGGGTTGGGCAAATTCCAGGTCGCCATCCAGTCGTATTGAAAGTAGGTGCCGGCGTTTCGATCATAGAGCCCGACTTGATTTATCGTGTGTCCGACGCCGCCAGTGGCCGCCAAGAACTGTTTGTTCGACCAGCCATTTTGGTCTGGATTTGTGAACTGGGCGCTGCCGTCGTCCGCCAGGTGATTGCCAACGACGGTCAAGCCGATGGTGTCGAAGTCGATGGCGCGCATATTCCCGGCTGAATTGTCGTAGAGCCACGCCGTGACGCGGTGTGTGTCGGGATTGAAGCTGACGCTGCCATAGAATGAGAAGCTGCCATAGGAGTTCAGATTGAAGGACGTCATGGACGACAGCGTGGGCGCACCGCCCCCGGACTGTGCGACTGTCGTGCGCCACAGGCGCCCCTTGTTGTCGAGATTCCAGATGTGACCGGTATCATCGAATACCGGCACCCAGAGAAACGTGCTTGTCCCGCTTGTGGGGCCGCCTATGGCGCTGGCGGCGGCCACGTTGCCCGCGCCCGATGTCAGATTGACTCCTTGCAGAATATTGTCGTTCGGAGCCGAGAACTTCCAACTCACGCCGATGATCGTCTTACCGTCCGGGCTGATGGCATAGGGATAGTTTGGATTGTTGTAGGTCGGCGTTCCCGGCCACGCATAAGACGCGGTCGGAATGTTGCTCATGGTCGTCAGATCGAACGAAGTCGGGCCGCCAGCAGGGCCGTTGCCTCGCCACAGGGTGTTCGGGACATTCCAGGCGATGACGCCGACGTTCTCCTGCGAATTGTCGTTGCCAAGATTAGCCGCTGAAATGGGTGCGCTTTTACGCAGCACGTTCGCGGACGTCAGTGACACCTCAGCCAATGTAAAGCTGATGATCGCGTTGGTGATCGGTACCGTCTGCTCGTCGACGAATGCATAAGCTTTGAGCGCGCCGGGCTGCGCGACCATGTCTTCGAATGCCAGACCATTTCCGGGGCTGCTGAGGTCTGTGTAAAATGGGATCGGCACGAACAGGTTGACAATCTCGGCCTCGAAATTCGGGATGCGATTGCCAAACTTCGAAATGTTGAGCTGCTCGAAGACGACATATACGAGCCCGCGGTAGGCCGACTGGTTGCCCGTGCCAACAATTTCCTCGAGAGCCGAATCAGCCAGCTGGGCTTCGTCGCCGTTGTAGATGCGAAGGATGAACTTGAACTGCGCGCCGACTTTGCGCTGCTTCGGGATCTTCTGCGTCTGCCAGACGATTTCGTTGTCTCTGGTCGTGGCTGCGATGGTGTTATTCAACGTCGGCTCAACCGAGCCGGACGTGCCATCAGTGGTGGCAACAAATTGGCGAAGCCCAGGCGCGCCAGTGCTGCCGACCGGGATGACAATATCGCCGCTAGCGTAGTCGTGGTTTGCTTGCCACTGCGGCGGAATCGAGAACGGCCGCGGATCGTAAATGACCTGGTTGTCAGCCCAGATGCGCAGGACCGTGCGCGGGCCTTCAGCAAACGCAACCGCAATGGTCTGGACGAAGTTGCTCTGTTCCTTCCCAGTCAGACCGCCTGTCAGGATTTTCTTTAGAAGGCTTTTGTTTTTGTGTTCCTGAACTTGCGATGCCTGAATGACTTTTCCCGGCACGCGTCCCGAATTGTAAACGATGTCGATCGGCATGCCCCACGAAGACGACTGGCCCTTCACGGTTGGCCGCTGCTGGTGCGGGCGCAGGAAGAAATACGACAGGCCGGACAGCACCGCCGTACCAATAAGCGCAGTTGTCGACGCGCCTTCGATGGCGCCCAGCACGACGGGAAGAATGAGCGCTAGGAACGCCATCTATAAACGCCCTTCATTGGAGCGCGCGATGGATCGAAGCGCGCCTCGACGGCTTCTTCGCCAAGCGGACAGTGGACCGCATTGAACGGGTTGCCGTCCACGATCATCGCCACGTGAGTTTCTTGCGCGGCGCCATAAACGACGACATCGCCGACATCAAAGCTGCCGTCCGTGACCGGATCGCAATGGCGACGCAGCAAGCGAACCATTCTGACGGAGTCTATTCCCTGGTAGTCCGGCACGCCTTCGTCGACGGTCAGTCCGCCGCCGCGAAAACCCATGACGATGACACCAATGCAGTCAATGCCCTTGTGGCTTCGGCCCTGGCCGACCCAGCGCACGCCCACATAGGAGCGCACAGATGCGGCGACGGCGACCTTCTGCTCTTGGGTGAGGCTCATAAGAAACCGCCTCCGCTGGTGTTGACCCTGAAGACTTGGTCAGTGCCTGGCACGTAGTCCTCGGCGCGGCGGTTGACGATTTGATTCCAGTTGTCGCGGCAGATCGGCAGCGTGCGGTCGCAGCCGGGCTGAAGCGTGAAAGCATCGCCAACCTGAATGTCCTGGGCGAACGGTTCGTTCAGCACGAAGTTCACGCCTCCGGTCTGCGTGGCGATCTCCTTGGATAGGCCGACATTGTTGCCGCTGGTGAATGAGATCGTGCCGAAGGCGTAGAAGCCGCCGCCCTTAGTGCCTCCCGTTCCATCTGCTGGCATGCCGCCGATCGCGTTGATAGCGAACGTCTTGCGGTCGGTCACGCTTGCGACCGTGCCAGCGCGTATCTGGCCAGCGATGTTGGCGGCGCATCCAGCTTCTAAACCGGAGCCGCCACCCGCGAAGGTCACGACGCGACATCGTGGCGAGATAAGCGAGCAAATGTATTGCGAGAACGCTTGGCTCGGGCTTCGGATTTCCGCTTGGAAACTGATGTCGCCAATGCTGACCTTGCCAAGCGTGCCCTGCATCAGGATGACGAACTGCGTCGGGTCTGCCCAGTTCGCCAGAATGATTGTGACCACCGCGCCGTCATAGCGTCCCGAGAGCAGATCAATTTCGGAGATGCGGCTGGAGTTGAGAAGGCCAAGTACTTCGAGGTTGGAAACGGCCAAGCCAAGCTGCTCTTGTATCGCAGTCGCTGATAACGATGTGGACGCCTCGTAGTTAACTCCGGCAACGGTCACTGGGGCATCGTGATCGGTGAACCCGTAAACGACGGCATCGGGCCTCGCGACCTTCCAGCAAAGGCATGTCGTCGTGACCCTGCTGGAGAGATGTGCCTGCAACGGAGCCGGGATATTACGCACTGAAAAGCTCCCTGAGCATGATGCTCGGATAATTTCCGGCGTTGGCTTCCTTCATGTTGATGGTGAGCTTGTCGCTGTCGAAGCGCACAGGCGTGTCGAATTCGTATCCAGCCGTCACAGTCGCACCAGCGCCTGGCGGGCTGGACGTGAAGCTGACGATGCCGGTGGTGGTGTCGACGGTGAAGTTTCCGAACTGTTCTGTGCCATTGACGGCGATGCGAGTCGTGCCGGCCACTGGCTTCAAGATCGTGCGCGTCCAGAACGACGATCCCGACTGATATTTTTTCACCAACTGAAACGCGAGGGGTGTGACCGAGCCGGTGCCGATGTTTTGGTCGATGGGACTGGGCGTGCTGTCTGGACCGCACGACTTGTAATCTGTCCAGTCCTTGAAGCGAAAGCCGATCAGTTGCGCGTTGCGGGCCTCAAAAAACGCGATGACGGTGTGCAGATCGTTCATGCTGCGCAAGCCATAGCCGATGTCGTATTCGCGCCGGCTGTTGAGCCAGCGAGCATTCCTCGCTTCGGCGCCGGAGCCCATGATGACGATCTGGGTCTGGCGCGTCGGGCCGCCAGATGATCCAAACGATATTTCGACCGGAAACCGGACTTCGTCGAACGTGCTCATAGGTTACGCTCACCACTGCGCGACATGCGCGCCACGCGCGCCTCGGCCTGTCCGACCGAGCGCAGCACCGAGGCGCCATCCGTTGGGCCGTAAAAGTTCCAGTGGTGCGTATCCCCGCCCGCCACGCGCGCATTGTCATTGACGGAGCGCCGCTTGAGATTGCTGTTCGGCACGACATAGCCGGACTGGTTCGGCACGAAGATTTCCATGCCGCGTTCGCCCACCAGGTAGGACTGGCCAGCGTACGCCGGTCCACCGGTCGCAAGGCCGAGAAAGCCGAGCGCGTCCGTCAGCCATGATCCGATTGTGCTGAGGAAGCCACCGCTGTCGGCCGACGAGGCAAGCGGCGGCACGCCGAAGCCTTGCCCCGGTCCGGCGCTCGACAAGCCTGACAGGATACCAGTGCCCTGCTGTGCGCTCGGGAAAAGGCTGTTGAGAATTCCCGGGATCCCGCCGCCACTGGGCGCAGCGCTGCCTCCAGGCGCGCCACCAGCGTTGACCACGTACGCGTACAGAGGTTTCGCAGGCGTCGCACCGGGCTGCGCAATGCCACCGAGCAGGTTGCCGAAGATCCCGGTAAGCTGCTTATTGAGCGGCTCGATCACTGTGTTCTTCAGCACAGTGCCGTACACGTTGGAGAGCATCTCCTTCAGCATGTTGCCGAAGCTGGTCTTATAGTTGAGGAATTGATCGAGCGGACCAGTGATGCCGGATGCCAGATCGCTCGCCTCTTTCAAGTTCTTTTGGTAGGCATCGTTGAGGTCGGACGCAGCGACGGCGGCATCCATCATGGACTCGACCAGAGCGCGGTTCTTCTCGGCATAGACATCCGTTGTCCGACTGAGTTCTTCGACTGCGGCTTGCGCGGCCTCGAGCCTGCGAAGATCGTCTTGCGTGCCGCCCTGCGCCAGAAGTCCTGCGCGCTGCTGCGTGGTGTTTATGTCAGTCTGAAGCCGGAACAGTTGCGACGCTGCCGCTCGCTGGGCAGCCGCGTCCAGCTTGGCGATGTTATTCGCGAGCGCCTTGTTGAAATGGTCGCCCGCCTCCGCCAGTGCATTGACCTGATCCGGCCCGGGCGCCATTGCGTTCGCAGCGGCAAATTCCGGCGCTGTTTCAGCCGTCGCGGCGGCACGCGCACCCGCGATTGCTTGCGCGATCGGACTTCCACCGGCGGCGGCCTCCGCGCGCAACGCGGCGACAGCCAGAGCTTCTTTTGCGATGCGCTCCGACTCAGCCGCCGAAAGTGTCGCGAAGGACTTGGCCAGAATCGCGTTGGTCGCAGCCATTTCCATGCTTGCGGCGATTTCTTTCTTGACCACCATCACATGCGCTTCGCCAGCGGCCTTGGCACGATCTCCAGCGGCCACGCTTTCGTCGAAAGCCTTTGCCACGGTTTCAGCGGCGCTCGCTTCAGCCAGAAGATCCTTGATGCGCTGATCGAGGCGCTGGCCGGCCTTGATGTCGCCCGCGGCTGCGCCCTGCATCTGGGCACGGAAAATAGCTTGCGCATCGGCCGGCAGCATCGTGCCGCTGGCCAGGTTACGTTCCAGCGTGCGCTGGGCTGCGAGTTGGGCGGCAACAGTCGCCTGATGCTCTGGCGCCGCGCGCGCGACTCTCAGTCGATCTGCCGCCTCCTCTTGGGCAATCTGGACCGCCGTGCGCTGGACGCCAGGCTTTAGCGCGCCTTCGAGCGCAGTTTTCTCTTTCCTGATTCCGTCGATGTATTCGTTGTGGACGCCCTTGTTCTCTGCGAGCGCCTTGTTGGCCTTCGCCAAGCGATCGGTGAGGTCGCGCACGTGAGCGTTGAACTGATCTGCGCCCCTTGCGGCATCCGGGTACGCATCGAAGATCGCCCTCGCCTGCTGCCCCGACTTGGCGCGCGTGGCTTCCTCAGCAATCTGTCTCTGGAGTTCGGCAATGCGCGCAGCGCGACTGGCAGTGTCGTATTCCGGAATGACGCCGTAGCTGTACTTTTGACCGCCGCCCTGCAGGAATTTCAGTTCTTCCTGCGGCGTCAGCCCCATGCCGAGGACTTTCTTGCCGAGGAAGTCGAGAAAGCCGCCGACGCCGCCCTCGGCCTTCGCCAGCATGATGGCAAAATAGTTGGCCTGGTTTGCTGCTTCGCGCGTGCGGTCCGAGAATGCTTGCAGGATCAGATCGCCGGCCTTCTCGTACTCGCCCTGCTCCTGGAGCCTGCGCACCTGCTCGGTCTGCGCAAAGGTCAGCAGGTTCATCTCGCGGTCGAGTTGCTGTGCCGACTTCGTCGGGTCGGCGAACATGTCCGAGATGATCTTGACCGCGTCCTTCTCAGAAACGCCAGCGCCAAGCTCGTACTGCGTTGCCGCGATGCCAGCGCGCGCAATCGAAGCGCCTGGCACCAAGTTTCCAGCAAGCTGGCCGACCAAGCCGCGACCGCCCAGCTGGGAGTATGTGCCGCCGCTACCCGCAGAGATGCTGGCCGCGATCTGACCAGCTTGGCTGGCGGTAATGCCGGACGCGTAGCCCGTGATGGCCAGCGCGCTTCTGATTCGTGCCAGTGCCTGTTCGGTTTGATAGGCGGCAACGCCGAAAGCAACTGGGATCGTGAGAACAGCGGCACCGAGCGCCAGAGTGCCTGCAGTCAGTCCGCCAAAATGGGCAGCGATCACCGCGGCGGTGATCGGCAGGCGCGAGAATTGGCCGGTGGCGATCTCTCTGGCGGCTGCGCTCAGGTGCCACAGTTCGCGCTGCGTCAGCCTGATGCCTTCGCTGGCCGTCAGCATGCTGGCGGGCGCGACCTTGGCGATGTCCCTAAAGAGCGCCGTCATTGCGGCACCGGCGCCGCTCGACGCGATCAGGTTGCGCCTGGCTTCCTCGGCTTTGAGCGACACGCCGCCGAGTGCGCGTTCCAGTTCACTGGCACCGGAAGCTGTAGCCTTGAAGGCTTTCTGGCCGCCAAGGTCGCCCATGCCGAGCGCGACGTTCTTCCACTTGTCGGAAATGCGCGCCGCCGACCTGTCGGTCATCGCCTCGGCTTGGCCGAGCGTTGCGTTATAAGGTCCGAGATCGCCGTCGAGCGCGAAGATCAGTCTGTCAATTGGTGTGTCTGACACGACGATGCTCCCTCTTGCCGGTCTTGCTCAGCCGCACATCGGGATACTTAGCCTTAGCGAGGTCCATCTGTCGCTTGAATTCTTCCAGACTGTGATCGCTGAAACCGTTGCCGCGGTTCGCGTAGCGCCCGAGTTCGTGACGCTTGCAGTGGCCGACATAGGCGTTGGACAACTCGAGGAGCGTCGCGTTCCAGAACGCGTCTGGCGTCCAGTGCAGCCACCCCAGCGCGATCTCCTGCCACGTCCCGATGTCTAGGAGGGGCGGCTTTGCTAAGGGTCCGTGCTCGCTGTCGCCTGCGTGGCCTCCTTCTCGTGTTCCTTGTTGCCGCGCTGGGCGCGAACGAGAAACATCCCGACTGGGTCAAGGAGTTGCAGATAGCCGTCTTCCATCAGGATGTCGCCAACGGCCTGGGGACTTTCCGGCGCACCCTTCTTACCGCGCAACATCCAGAAGATCGCGGTGGCCAACTCACTCATCTTGATTTCCGAAGCGTTTGGCGGGCGCTCCGCGACTTTAACGCCGGCGAGCAGCGCGCGCATGCCGAGCATGCGGGCTGGCTGGTCGGTGGCGGCCTCGATGTTTGCGATGATCTCGAATGTGGGCCGCACGGAGAACGTGCTGCCATTTAGCTTGATCTCGACTTCCTGGCGTGCGGATTCGACCTTCGACTTCGCGTCTGCAACAGCGTCAGTCACTAGCTGGCGCTCCAGATCACCGGACCGCTCGACTTCATGGTGATGTCGAAGGTTTCGGCCTCGGTATGGGTGCCCGCGCGCTTGAAGGTCGAGCAGGACCATGTGCCGGTGAACTTGTCGCCAGAGCCCGAGATGACCTCAGCCTCCAGGAACGTGCCGCCAGCAAGCGCCGACAGGAAGACACGACGAAGCGGACCGGTTGCGGACGCATCGAAAATGCCAGAGCCGCTGATGTCGACCGACTTGATGCCGCCGTCGGGTAGCATTTCCTGCCAGCCGTTCGATCCCTTGTTGGAGATGTCGACCGGGTTGCCGTTGATGGTGACGTCGTTTGTGCGAAGGCCCGCCACGGTCTGGAAGGTCGTGGGGCTCGTGCCATCGCTGATTTTGAGAAGGAATAGCCTGCCTGGTTCTGCTTGAATGGACGGCGTATTCGTACCCATGCGCGCAACTCCTTCGAGGGGCTTTAGCGTCTCACGACGCGACGTGCGAAGCAGTCATATACCGGAATGTCGGGACAAGCGAAAGCGACGCTCAGCGCAGATACGATCGCCACTCATCGGCCAGATGGTCGTGTTCGTGGCCGGGCATGAGCGGAATGCCCATCGTGAAGTGCGCCGCTCTGGCGTCTGCGGTGATTTTGTCCACCCCGACCAAGTAATTCCAGCGCGGGTCGAGACCGCCGATTTGGTCATCGTCCAGCCAGCTGAACGCGTGCAGCCATTGCCCTGGCATCTTGTTGACGACGTGCGGCACCAGCCGCTGATTTGACGGGTGGCCAGCGTTCCACAAAATCAGGCTCGACCAGTTTTTACGGTAGTAGGGCTGCTGCGCCTGGCCGTCCATCTTCGTGCCAGAGGCATCAAGCGGGCCATGCCGCACGACGAAGACCGCTTTTGACGGGTCCATCTGCGAGAAAATGCGCAAGACGTCGTCTCGCCAGAGAAAGTCGCTGTCGCAGAACAGTGCCCAGCCGGAGTGCTGCATGAGGCTCGGGACAAGGAAACGGGTGAAAGAAAACGCTGTACTAAAGGGCTTGCCGTCGCCCACGTCGACGCGCTGGTTTCCAGCCATGCGCCATTGCCGGTGGTAAAGCCCGATGTGACGCAATGCGGGCTCGGACAGGCGGTGGATCTGCAGAGGGATGCTGGCGTGCTTACGCATGCTGGCCTCGCAGACCTCCGTCGCGTCGGGTTCGCGCGCCTCGTGGCCGATGAAGACGACCTGCGGAATCATTTCGGCCATCCGTAGAAATGATCAGAGCCCATCTGGCATCGGTAGTTGGCGCCGAGGCTTTCGAGATAGTCGCCCGCCTCTCTGGCCTCCAACCCATACCGGTGCGCCATGCGCAGCTTGACCTCGATCATCACCAGCGGCTTGCAGCGGGTGAGCGTCTCGCGCGCGCCGCGCAGCGCGAAGAGTTCGAAGCCCTCGACGTCGAGCTTGACGAAGTCGACGTGGCCCAGCTTGAAGCTATCCAGCGGGCGCACATTGACATCGCCAGCGGGATCCTCGCGCAGGTAGCGACCGCCCGTGTTGCCGTTGTCGCTGTAGCGCTGATCTTCGCCCATGCCCATGAGCCCGTTCTTCTCTCCCAGCGCGAAGCGATGCAAATGGATGTGCGTGCGGAGATGAAGGTTTTCGCGGCGCCACTCTTTCATGTTTTCGAAGAGGCAGTCGTAGGTCGGCCGGCACGGTTCAAACGCGTGCACAGTGTCGAAAAGCTCCGCCATGCGCATCGTCCAGCTGCCGATGTGCGCACCGCCGTCGACCGCAACGCGGCGCTTCTTTCCGATCAGCGCCATGCCGAACTCGAGGTGGTCAAGTTGCCAGCCACCATCCTCGAGCGCTTTCAGTTGGATTTGTTCTTCGTCCGGGACCCAGTACTTGCCAGCCCGCTTCATGACGTCCTCGCTTTTGCCATCGCCAATCTCGATTTCAGTTCGGGCGAATAGCCTAGCTTTTTTCTCAGGCCTTTCATGTGGTCCATGTACAGCGCCAGCGGCGAATCGCACCAAACGTGGCCCTTTCCTCCCGGCGTCAGATTGCGCGCGACGACGCCCGTGCATGCCAGATCGAACAGATAGCTGTCGTGCCACTCGCGCTCTTTGGCGAACATGCCCGACGCGTAGGACCACGCCCAGGCTTTGATGACCGGCAGTGCCTGCGGCAGACGGAAGATCAGGAATCCACATTCGCTGTGCGCGCGCTCCCGGCCGAGAAACGCGCAGTCGGTTGGTCCGATCAGCGCCTCGAGAAACATCTTGGGCACGGGTTTCAGACACCGAACGTCGGCGTCAATCCACGCCATCACTCCCTGCTGGTGGTCCTGATTCGCGGCGTGCTGCACGGCGAAGACCTTGCGGCAGAACTTGGCTGCATCGGTGCGAAAGCTGTAGCCGTCAACGCGATCCTTCGATTTCCACACCGGCGTCTCGACTCTGCCCTGATAGAGCGGGTCGCTGCCGTAGCGCTTCATGAACAGCTGGAAGCTGACGACTTGGTCGAGTTGGCGCACTTCGATCCTGCGGCCGCAGACGCTGGCCGGCACAGGCATGTCGTGCTCGACGTACAGCACCAGGCCGACCTCTGCTGGCCAGAACGCGTCAAACGTTTCGATGAAGACGTTGCCGTACTCGTGCAGCCCGTTGCGCGAAAACGATGTGACGACGCTGGTCATTCGATGCGCAGCACGAGGTCGGCGCCGAAATGCATTCTTGCCGCCGCGAATTGATTGATCCAGAAGTCGGCTGGCATCTGCGTGACGTGGCAGTTCTCCCCATTCGGCAAGCTTTTCTTCGCCGCGTGCGTGGCCACGGTGACGAACAGCGCCTTGTCGGCGAACCCGATCAGATCCGCGATCACGACGGGCACGTCCTCAACCGGAATGTGCTCCATGACATCGGTACACCACACAAGATCGAAATGGCCCTTCGGGCGCTTTGCGAATTGCGGCACCGCGGGATCGAACTTGGCCACCGTGTAGCCCAGCTTTTCCTCGAGCCGATAGCCCTTGTCATGTTCGGGCATGTACTGGTTGCCCTTGCCGCAGCCGTAGTCGAGCGCGCTTTTGGCGCCGACGCGCTGCGACAGCGCGACCAGCTGATCGGCATACTTGAGACAGCCCCGACCGCTGAAGACTTTGCGCGTGGCGTGCAGTTCGATGCACTGGTTCAAATAGTACTGGCCTCGCTCAGACAAACTCATCGGCGGTCTCCTTCGTTGTGCGCCACGCTAGGCCGCTGGCGATTTCTTGAGGACGCCATTGGCAATAGGCAAGATTTGCGAGCCACTGCTTACGGGTCGGAAGGTCGGCCCACAAGGGATGCTCTATGTCAGCAATCGAATCAGAACAGAGGGGCGCTGCGACCGCGTTACCGAGCACAATGCACGGGACGCCAGCGAGAATGCTGTCGACGCTGGCGATGCTCCCATACGTGACCGTGCACCATGCGTCGCCAAGGACCGACGAGACTGGCGTTTTCGATCCATGGTCGAAGCGCGCACCCTCGACTGGAACTGCGTATTTCCACGATGGCTTGGGGCGATACGTGATTGGCCTGTCGGAAAAATCTCGGATGACGCCGATCAGATCACGCGTCCATTCGGTCGGTTCTGTTATCCGATGCGTCAGATGAAACTTCGCACTTGAACCAAGGATGACGATGCGCTTGCCGAAATTCCTCTTCTCGGAGATTGGAACATTCATGAGCGCCAGCCGATCGTGCGGCCTTTGAATCCGCATCAAATACTCGGTCGGGTGGGTGCCATCAATGCAGATGCGCCACCATTCTGGCAGGCTCTTGTCGGCAAATGGCGCGCGCGAGCGCGTGTACCCTTTGTCAAAATACCACACGCGCTTCCCGGCTGCGCGATAGCCCCAGAGAATTTCGCGCTTAACGACGCCAATCAGGACTGCGCCATCAGCCTCTGGGCCATCATATTCCTCGGTTTTCTTAAGAATGATCTCGTCGCCGCATGCAGCAGCGCCCGAGATGATCGCAGGCGCCAGTGCGTCCTCGTAGCCCTTCGGCGCTTTGTAAAAAATGTACTTCACACGACGTGCGCCCAGGTCTTGCCAGTAGACGCGGCGTATAGCGTTGATCTGCTAACCCCGTATCGGGACGCGAGACCATTTCTGCTTCCGGTCCGCGAGACATGCCGGCGGATTGCGCGGACCTTTGCATCGCTCAGCTTTGCGAGATGTTGTTTTTGTCCCTTTGGAGAACGCCCGTGGGCTATTCGATCCTGCGAATTCTCCAGTGGCGTGCCCCATGTGAGGTTGGCCAGTTCGCAATTTTTTCTGACACCATCAAGATGTCTTGCTACATGGCCAGCAGGGCGAGGACCGACAAACGCCTCAAGAACCAGCTGATGGACCTTTCGAAGCTGGCGCTGCCGATCACGGCAAAGACCTACGCACTTGTAGCCGTCCACGATAACCCGTTTTCGTGGCCGGCCCTTGTATGCGACCTGGATGACTTTGCTTCTGATCTTGAACGTCGCAATGCGGTCTAAACTTCTTACATTGCCTAGGTTGCTGACTTCGTAAAGACCTTCCCAACCAAAGACATCTTTCCAACGCTCAGTCACAACACACCGGCCCGTTTCAGATGCTTCCACACGATTCCCGCCCTCATCTCTGGCACGTTAAATTGCTGGTACGCAATATCGCACATCAGCTGGTCGCGCCCTGTCGGATAGCGCGGCGACTCGATCTCGCTCAGCGGCGTCGACAAGTTCTTGCACACGCCCTCGCTGGCTGAAATCGGCACGCCGGCCAGCAGCGCGTCGACGGCAGCGTTGCTGTGCAGCGTCACCAGTGCCCATGCGTTTTCAAGCGCCTCCATGATCGACTGGCTTGGCGGCGAGAAGATCGTGCCGGGAATAGGCTTGGCCTCGAGCCATGATGGTTTTGGCCGATAGATGATCGGTCGATCGGTGTAGCGGCGCAGTTCGTTGATGGCGGCGATCTCCCACTGCTGCGGCCCGTAGCCGCGCGTGCGCGCCGACTTGCCCGACATGCCGGCCAGCACGACGTCGCGGCCCCAGCGCCGCCATGGCGCGGGCACGATGCCAAAATGGGCGAAGCGGTCGCTGGGCCAATGCCTGGCCATGAGCGCGTCCGGCTCGCGCCCGTTGACGCACACTTTGTGGAAGCCTTCCAGCGGCCTGCCCTCTGGCTTTCGGTTCCACCAGCCCAGATCGATGTAGACGAACGAGCGCCCTCTGGCTCGGTAGTTCTGGAATGTGGCCGGGTTGGCCCAGCCGTAGGCCACGCACACGTCCGAATCAGTCGGCGTGAAGTCGGGAGCCAGGATTGGCACATCGCCACAGGCGGCCACGCCTTCGGCCATAGCGAGGGCGACATGACGGCTGCGCCGATTCGCTGGATCGAAATGGCAGGCGACCTTCACCGGCGCAACAATCTTGCGAAAGGCTCGCCTGAGCGTATCTCGTCCAAATTCCACTGCGCCCATGCCAGCCGAATCAGTTCTGGCTGGCGCTCGCCGCGAAAGATGGGATCGCCAGGCTTGGACGCCATGGCCGACACCATGAGGTTCGGACCGTGCTGGATCACCGGCACGCCCGCCACCACAGCGTGGCTGGCCGCGTTGCTGGACCAGACGTGGCACACAGATGCCCCGGCGAGATCGGCCGCCAGCGGCCTTGTGGTGACCCTGGGACGGCGCACGATTTGGCGGTCGGCCGGGAAGCCCAAACCCATGTGCCAATCGGGCGGGGCCGTGCGCTGGTCCTTGGGGTGACCGCGCTGGCCGATCACAAGCTCGTACGCGCCGCCGATCTTCCATGGCGATTCGTGCACGCCGAACGACGCCCAGCGCTCAGCACCGCCGGCCGGGAACGTGCCGGTCCCGTTCCATCCGTCGAGAGCGATCTGGTAGTAGGGACGGTGCGCCATCGGCGACAGCCAGCCGTTCTCCATCACGATCACGGGCTTTTCAGCGGCGGCGAACAGGATCTGCAGTTGCTGTCGGTACGAGCCCATCCACGGCGACCACACTGCGAGAATGTCGGCCTCATGCTTCACTGTGGCGGGCTCGCACGTGTAGCCCAGCCTCGAGAGACCAGCGATCACCGCATGATAAGGATAGTCATCGAGCGGCGGGATCCCGATGCACGCTTTCACTTGATCTCGCCGTTTGTGATGTAGCCGTGCCAGCTATTCGTCCCGCCATCGATTGATGGCGTGATCGAGATGTTATCGAATGTCGCTGCGCCAGCTTCGGGCGTGCAAGTCCATGCGACGTCCTCCCTGCAAAGCTGGGTCCAACGCTCGGCGTCTTCTCCAATCTCGGCCACGACAATGTTGCATTGTTCTTGGCGGGGAAGCGCCTGGAAGAAGCACGCCATGCGATGCGGGGCGGGATTTGGTGTCCCGTCATGGCGCACGCGTTTGACTGGGCAAATGAACAGGATCCCGACGCGCACGCCGTCCCTCAACAGCCAGCGTGGATCAAGCTCGGAAAGTCGCATGCTAGAGCCCTGCGCTGGTCGGATCGACTTCTGCCAGTTGCCCTTGCGAAGATGTTTCTTGGACAAGGGCCACCCCGTCGGCAATCGAACAGCGTGGCCAAACCTTCAGCGCGCTATCCTGACTTGCGTTTATCACGCGCACTCCGCGCTTGGCCAACGGTTTCGCCAGGCTTGCGAACAGCGGCAGCATGTGGCGCGTCATCGTGTCTTCGATGTGAACCGTGCCGTGCCCGCCATGGAAGTGCGTCTTTCCATCCGGCCCGTGGCGCATGTCGACGCCGAACAGCACAATGCATTTTGCACCCAAATGTACTGCAAGATGCATCCCGGCAAACGCTGAGTTGTTGCCGTGGCGAATGCAGTGCGGATCGGGGTCGAAGCCGCTGTGGCCGGTGAAGGTGTACTCGTGCACCCAGCCAGGCAGTTCGTCCTTCTGATAGCCAAGATTGCCGGTGGCCTTGCTGAAGGCCGCGTGCGCCTCGAGCGCCTCGCGATGCTTGCGGAAGAACAGCGCGTCGGACCACCACAGCGCAGATGCACGCGGTACGAATTCATAGGCGCGGTTGAGCGCGATCACGTTGGCGCCGTCCAGCTGCGCGAAGTCGAAGCCATCCAGCGACGTGCCGCCGCCGACGATGGCGACAGCCTGCCCGTTGAAGATTGGTGGGATCATCTCGCGAATACGAAGTCTGGCCGCGCGGCGTGCACCTGGCTGTAGCGCATCTTTGACAGCAGCCGACGCACGGATCCGACAGGGTGGCCGAAGCGTGTCTCCAATCCCTTGATCTCAACGATGAGGACGGGCCGGAACTTGTCGATCGTCTTCCGCGCCCCCTTGATGGCTTCGAACTCGGCGCCTTCGACATCCAACTTTATGAGCCCACAGGACAGAAGGTTGAGGTTATCGATCCCCCAAGCCTCGAGCACGCCGTTGTCGTCGGTCTGAACATAGTGCGCCGCGCTATGCTTGCTTTTGGACTCAACCATTTTGGCGCGCCGCGTTCGGTCAAGGACGGCCATCTCATAGAGTTCGACATTGCGCTGCTCACGCAAATTCTCTGATGCTCGGACGAAATTGAAATGCGATGGCTCGAAGGCCAGAACGCGCTTGAAGCATTTCGCCATGGCCAGCGCCCAATGGCCTTCGTACGCACCGCAGTCCAGAGCGACGCCCCAGTCCTTGATCAGCCCAGAGCCCAGCGTCCAGTGCAGCGTGGCGATCTGCGCCCTAAGTCTATCTTCGGTCACGCCGGTCGCCCGCTGGTGATGCGCAGCATGCCGGTTAAGAGGTTCACCATCAGTTCGGTCACGCCGACCGTGCCCATCACCATCGCCGAAGCTGGGAGGTCGCCGCTGGCGTCGGGAAAGATGGCTTCATAAAGCTTACCGTTCTTGTCACTGATGGTGACAGTAAACGGCCCGGCTGGCAGATGCGCTGGATCGTCCATGTGCACGAGCGCGACCTGGTGCATGGTCTTGCGTTTTGAGTTGAGGTCGATCGGATCGCTCACGTCGGGCGATTCCGCATGCTGCGGAAGTTCCAGGCGAACTTGATGCGCCGGCGATCGTCAATCCCCATGCTCAGCGGCGCCGACTGTTTCGAATAGAAATAGACAAAGTTCGGATCGATGTCCGGCTCCTGCGCATGCAACGCGAGGAAGATATCCTGCACTTTATCGCGCGCGGCGCGATAGTCGTCTGGCTTGGAGCGCACCACGATCTGCACGTCGGGGTAGTCCATCATGAAGCCTTCCTCGGCTGGACGGCCGGGACTGTCGTAAATGCAGATAGCGCGGTCCGCGACGGTCTTGGTCGTAGCTGGATCGGAGTCCGGCATCGACCATTTGTAGACCATCCAATCGGCCGCAGAGTTCGTGTTCTGGCCAAGGCCTGCCTGGACTATTGCCAGCTGCACGGCATCGATGGTGTTGACGCCCGGGGAAACGCTCATGGAGTCTTCACCTCTTCGGGCGACGGACCAAGGTCGCCGGCCGCGATCTTGGTCTTCAAGTTCTCTGCGATGCGCGCGCCCATACCATGTGTCGCCTGATTGAACGGCAATTCGAGATATTTCGCGCCGCCGACCGGATGGTGCGCCTCGAGGTTCTCATGCACGAACAGCGCATAGCCATCGGTGCTCTGGCCCGTCTTCGGGTTGATCTGCGCCGCGGGGCCGCCGTAGCCAAGCTCGACCGTGACCTTGTTGCCATCACGCTCGGGCGGCTTGACATAGCCGCTGCCCTTGAGCGCGGCAGTGTCAACTGGCACCAGCGGACCGCTGGCCGTCATAATACCCTGCGCCTCGAGATAGAGTTCGCGTCCCAAAAGAAAGAACGCGCGATCTCCCACCTTGCTGAGAGTCTGGCTGATGCTGCGCCCGCTGGCAGTTCTGTAGGTCTTGAACGCCGGTGCCAATCTATCCCTCCGTCCAGACGCCGTTCGTAAGATACCCGTGCCAGTGATACCCCTTCTCGTCTTTCGGATTGATGCCGATCGAAGGGCTCAGCGTCACCTTAGGCCACTCTCCGCTAGCGCTCCACTCCGGACCACCAGCATGCTTCGTCTCCGTACCTGCAAACCACATCGCGCTACGCATGCCGCAACCGCACGGACAGGAGTGCTGGATGCCGATCTTCTCGTCGTTGACGATCATGAACGCATATGCGCCAGGCTTGGCGCCTTCGTCGGAATTGATATCGGAGACTTCAAAAGCGATGGCGTTGCGCGGCATCACACTTTCTCCCGACCATGTCGTTCCTGCCAAGCGCGCGCCCACGCGTCCTTGGGATCAAGCTCGATGCGCACGTCGCCGCGCATCTTCTCCGTCATGATGTTTTCGCGCGCCGCATCCAGCATCGGCTTGCCTTGCTCGTCCGTCCTGTAGCGCACGATATAGCGCTCTTTCTCATTCGCTTCGACCACATAGGTGCGCTCCTCGCCATCCAGAAAGACCTTGGCGCCGTGCGAACCAATTTCTCCAATCTTCAGATGCATCGCTCGCTCACTGGAAGTAGAAGCTTGTGTACGCTGGCCCGACTTCGTCCGATTCCTGATTGACGTCCATCAGCTGGGGCTCGCTGCCATCGGGGAAGATCACGCGATCATTCGTGCTGATGGGATCGACCGTGTCGAGCCACGCCTGGCCGCGCACTTGGACGAACTGGTTCGCTGGCCCGAGGATGTTCTGCGTTTTGAAGTTGATGCGGCAGAGATAGGTCTTCGCTGGCCCATAAGACGGCACGTTCTCGTCGTTGCGGCCGATGAAGGGCTGCACCGTTATCGTCTGCGTCATCATGTCAGTAAATTCGTCTGCGAAGATGCTCACCGAAGCCTCTCGATCTTCAGTCGCACGCATTGCCCATCGGGAACGAGATGCTGCCAGCCGTCACCCTTCTCGACGCGATTGTAGCCTGTGCATAGGACCGGCGTGCGACCGAATGGCCGCAACAGATAACCGAGCGCGATCAGCCACCAGTATTTCATGAGCCGTCCGACGTGTTCCACGCCTCCTCGCTGGTGTTGTTCTTGCCCGCCTTGTTGTCAAACTGGCCCTGGCCGCGGAAGGGCGGCTTCACGCGATCGGTGTTGGAATTGACCTTGAGGCGGTCGGCCCAGCTGATGCCGCCAGAATAGGGCTGGACGCCGAACGTGTTGCCTCGCGCCTCCAGATCTGCAGCCAGCGTGGCATAGGCCTTGGCGATGTCGCCCCAGCTGATCTGCAGATCTCCGACGCGCTTGTTCGGCTTGCGGGCGTACTTGGCCTGCAGATTGCGCGCGCACTGCGCCGCCGCCAGCATCGGATTGGTAAACTGCGTAAGCACATAGTCGATCTCGGCGTCCATGATCTGGGCGTTGTCGACGTCGGTGTCGTTGATCCAGAAGCGCACGGCATCGCGCTCATTGATGCTGGGGTCGCCGCTATAGGTCGCGATCGGTTTGATGCCGACCTGCCAGCGTCCGATCTCGACGGTCGTTTCGTTGCCGCTGCTGTCGGTAAGGACCGCGCGATGAATGTAGAACCCTACAAGCGCCGCGCTTTCTCCAGTCATGATGTTCGGCTGGAAGATCCCGCCCGTGCCGCCATTGATCTTGGAAACGCCGCCTAGCGTGAACGCCTTGCTGATGACCGGAGCCGAATCGGCATCGCGTTGCGCTGACCAGACGATCTCGACCATGCTGGAGATGTCGATCGGCGTGCCAGAGCCGTCGCGCGTTGTGAACTGCGGATAGGCCGCGTCGCCAGCGTAGCTTTCGAAGTTCTGTTTGACCGCAGCGCTCATTCGTCCACCTCACCCTTCAGGTCGGCTTGCGACTTTGTAGCATCAAGCGTGGCCTCCGTCTTGGTGGCGCTAAGGTCCGCCTGCGCCTTGGTCGCGGCAAGGTTCGCTTCGTTTTTTTGCGCCAGAAGCACAGCCTGCGAATCGATAGCGTTAAGGCGAGGCCGATTGAAGAGGTTTCGGCCTGGCCTGGAAATCGGAATGCCCCAAGCGGCAGCAACTCGCGCGAGATGCTCGCCGACGAAGTTGACCCCGGCCGAGATCAGACCGCCGAAGTGGCTGACTGGCAGCGTGCTATCGGACCGCACGGCCGCAACGTGGGAAGTTTCGACGCCAGAATGCGAGCGCAGATCGCCGGTGCGCGATATTTGCGGTCCTTGATCGCCTTGCGCCCTGGCGGCGTGCGCAACGGGGTCGGCGCGATCGCCCGCGACCGTCGCTCCATGCGCGACCTGGGCGAGCGTGTCGCCGATCGACTGCGTGACCGTGCCGTCATGAGAAACGGGGACCGTCTCGTCGCCATTGACCGCGGCGCGATGCGCGACCGGAATTGTCCGGTCCTCCTGAAGTCCGACTAGGTGAGCTGCTGGGTCGGAGCCGTCTTCACGCACGCCGGCCAGGTGCTCAGCCTGGACGAGCCGGTTTGATTGCAGATTGCCGGAATGCGAGGTCTGAACGCCTTCGGACGACTGTGCGCCGGCGAGGTGCTCGACTGGGGTGCTGGGACCGCCTTGCTCTCCCGCCAAGTGCTCGGCAGGGACGCCGCTGCCACCTTGCGCACCAGCGCCATGGGCCAAATTCAACAGCGTGTCGCCCACCGCCTGCGCTGCACTGGCGCCATGCGCGACCGGGATTGTCTCGTCGCCATTGATGTTCGCCAGGTGCTCGGTCGGGACGTTGGCGTCACCGCGTTCGCCGGCGCCGTGCGCCACTGGGTCGCGCTGGTCGGATGCTTCGCCCGCAAGATGCTCGGTCGGCGTGGTGCCTGTTGAGGCTTCGCCGGCCAGGTGCGCGACCGGATCGACGCCATCGCTGCGCTCGCTGGCGAGGTGCTCGGCGTAAACAGTCTCGCCCGACACTTCATTCGCGGCGTGCGAGGTCTGTACGGATTGCGCCGACTGCTCGCCCGCGCCATGAGCCACCGGCACGGTCGGCCCAGATTGCTCTGCGACCAAGTGCTCGGCGTAAACGGTGCTGGTCGATACTTCGTTGGCCGCGTGAGACGTTGGGTCCGTGCCGTCGAAGCGCTCGCCGACCAGGTGCTCGGTCGGGATTATTGGCGTCGATTGTTCGCCTGCGAGGTGCTCGGTGTTGACCGCTGGCGAGGAAACCTCATTGGCCGCATGAGAGGTCGGCACGGATTCCGACGAAACTTCGTTCGCGGCATGCGCCACCGGCACCAAAGGCGAAGATTGCTCTCCTGC